TTGCAGCGTGTCACCAGCCTGCCGTGAGAGCCAATCCGACACCGGTGCGCCTTGTATCAGCACGCCGTCCACAATCGCTGCAAGCTGCCCTCGCGTTACGCTGGTTGTGATCAGTTCAGCCCCCACCGCCCGGTTGATGGACGACGCCGCAAACCGTGTCTCAATATCCGCCAACTCGCGCAACTCGCCCAACAGGCGCGTGGATTCCGCCCGGTATGCGCCTCGGATGGTTTCGCGGGTTTGCTCCAGCAGCTTTTCCAACCGCGCCGCTTGCCGTGATGGTGCCGCTATGCCCGTCGGATCAATGCGGGCAAGCTGTGCCACGATATCGCCTTCAAGCGTTCGCAGGAACCTTGCACTGTCGCGCAACTGCGTCGCCGTTAGCCTTTGCAGATCCAGTGCACGGCCCGTGATGGCGTCAAGGATTTCATCGTTCACGCTGGCCATTGGGTCACCTCATCCATCAAGGTTTTTCAGGCCACACAACATTAAACGGAAACCCGCCTTGGTCTGGCACATCGCGCAGGGCTTGACGGTAGGTTGTCATTGCCTCGCCCATTGTGTTGTCGCTTAGGGCTTGCCAGTCGGTTGCTTGCAAGAGTTGGTCTCGTTCAGCCCTAACGTCTGCCTTTTGCTCTACAGATACATTTGCATTGAAAACTGCCGTAACAGATTCCATTTCGGTCATTTCTTCTTCTGTGAAATCCACAAGAATACGATTTACAAGTTTTTTCATTTTACTACCCTAACCTGCAAGTACTTCTGTGACAAAAACGCTGCCCGCTTGGAATGTTGAGTTATCAGAGTTTCTAAGTCTAAATCCCCCAAGGTCTGCTGACAATGTGTCAGTAAGTCTATTTACCCCATACATATTTATATGACTGACGTTTTGAAGATTACGGCCATCGCCCGCTACATAGGCAATAGAAGAAAACATTTGCCATTTCCTACGGTCTTCTGCGCGGCTCCATGAAACATTAATTTCTCCGGTTGCCCCCGCATAATCGTCAGTGCTTCCGTGTGCAGCACCTACGTTGTTTCTAAAATGACAAACGGCGGACCGACCATTTAAGTCCACATGCCCTGTGCTCATAGCACCGTTATACAAATCTGAGTATTGATAACCCAAGACATTTGAATTTACACCTATCTGAGCACCGCTGGCATCAAGAGGCTCAAGAACTAACTTTGACGAAGAATTAGGTCGAAGCCCCATGATAAAGATTTTAAAGCCGCATAAGTCTGACCCTGCGCTGCTTGTATGATCTATGGCTGAAACACTGTTTCCATCCGTTTCATTTTCATAAACTAAAGTTGATCCACCACCGCCGCCAGCCGTAGCCCCATCAATCGTCAAAGAGCCGCTGGTAGCAGAAATGTCGTTGGTCTGGTGATTGATGGTTATTGCCATTTATACAGCCTCCGAACCGTTCATATCGTCCTGAGCCATGACCCAAGCATAGCACTTGTCGAGAAACTGCGTGCCTTCACCAACTTCAACATCAGCCAAATCAGCGTGATAGCGGCGGAAGTCTACTTCACGGGTGTCATCGTCAGGTGTGCCAGTGGCATAGCCCGCAACGTCAATCATAACGCTGAATTTAGGTCCGTCACTCGCGCGTTGGCGACTGATTGTTGCTGTTGCAATACGGAAGTAAGCCCCTGCAAAAGGTGTGCCATACTGTGATGTTGAAAGGTCAATTTGGATTGCCATTAGTTGTTTTCTCCTTTGTTATATTTATATTTATATTTATATTTATATTTATGCGAATGGATGTCGCACCATTATTACGTTACCTCACTGGTATTTAATGCTCATATTTAGCTAAAGTTGTTGCCAGCTAGGAATTCGGAAATATGACCTTGCAAAGGTGTGCCATACTGCGATGTCGCCATGTCGATTTGAATAGCCATTGCTGCCTCCTTAAAAAGAGTTGTAGACGGTTTCAGTGGCCCGAAGGGTGCAAACCCATTTTACATTAGTTGCAGCAGTGCCAGTGACTTTTACCCCTAAAGCACCATTGCTCGTATCCGCCGCAAGCTCTAACCCCCAGTTGGGCGTATTGCTAACGACTGTGATGACGCTGTTGACTAAGACAGTTGAAGCATTGTTTGCCTCTTTACGGATTAACCCTTCAATCTTCCAAGCGGCGCTGTCTGTATTGCCAATACTCCCCTGCCCTCTTGCGACAAGTAGGCCATCAAAAATTATTGCGCCGTACGTCTGAACGATAAGCTGGTTGGCGTTATCACCAGCAGCCATTCCTTGCAAGGAACTCGTTGATGTCAGGGTTCCCTGAGTATCGTCACTGCTTCGGCCATGTATAACAAGTAGGTCGTATTGAGCAAAACCCGCAGAAACAAGTGCGCCAGTGCCTAAAGCAAATTGACCTTTAGAACTTGTTCGTGATCTCGTTCCAAGTGCCGAGCTGTGTTGCTGTGTTGCTGCGCAGCTGTCCCCAATAGCAATAGCATTTACCGCTGATGCCGAGGCATCCTCACCTATGCAGATGGCGCTTGTTGCACTTGCTACGACACTTTCCCCAATAGCAACGGACTTAGTGCCAGTAGCTTTTGCCAAGTACCCCATCGCAATAGAGTTAGCCCCAGTAGCACCATAGCTTGAACTGTTAGAAGCAATAGCTGCTGCGAATGAGTCTATGCCAGATGCGTAGGATTTCCCAATAGCTACCGAACCAGCACCACTTGCAGTTTGCGCCAAGTGTCCGAGCGCTACGGAATTACCAGCTAATGCGCTAGTAGAACCGCCAATTGCAAACGATTGATCCCCCGATGCCGTTGAGTAAGCTCCCATAGCCACAGAGTTATTGCCGCTTACGTTACTAGCAAAACCTAAACTAAACCCCCGCACAGAAGTCACTGTACCTTCGACAAAAGCCAAAGATTTAATACCGCTTGCATTTGTCCCACTACCAATAGCGACAGCGTTGTCACCAGTAGCAATAGGTGCAGTAGAGGTTACAGGGTTTTCAGCGTAGAGTTCAAGGGCACCAATAGCAGTACCATTGAGTAGCAGGTCGGTGCCATCAGATGATAAAGAAATATCTGCTCCTGATCCAGTGTGTTTTACATTTATAGCGCCCATTAGTATGTTACCTCCGATGTGTTAATAGTGGCTACCCACCGAATGTTTGTTGAGGCTGCGCCTGTAACCTCGATTTTGAGGCCACCATTAGTTGTATCGGCAGTCAGCACCAAGTCCCAACCTGTAGGCACGTTAAATTCGTCTATTGTTGATTTGATTAGAACAGTTGTGCCTGCGTTAGCCTCGCGTCTTATAGCACCTTTGATTTCCCAAGCGCCTACGTCAGTGCCAGAAGATGCTTGCTCACGGGCAATGATAGTGCCACTGAAAAAGTAGGCTGAGTTGTTGGGCAGGATGACTTGGTTGCTGGTTGATCCTGAAGAATTATTTGTAGTAAGCGCTGTTCCTGTTGCGTCTGTGGTATCTGCACGAAGAATAAATTGACCGCCTTGTGCGTCACCTACAGTAGAAAATTGACCTGCTGCGTAAGCATACTTGTATGAAGTATTAGCACTAGACTGATAACCAAGTGCATAGCTACCCGCTCCTGATGCTACAGTTCTATTTCCAATAGCAACTGAGTTACTGGCTGACGCAGTTGTGTACCACCCACTCGTTTCAGTAGACAATGCTAGTGAGCCTGTACCCGAAGCCCTCGCAAAGCTACCTATAGCTGTAGATTGGGCACCAGTAGCCTCAGGTCTCCAACCACCTGCAGCAAAAGATTGTGTATTCGTAGCTTTTGCTTGATACCCAATAGCCGCCGAGTTAGACCCAGTCGCCCCGTAGGTTGAGGTATTGTTGGCTATAGATGCTGCGAAGGAGTCTGTGCCAGAGGCACGGGAACCACCAAGGGCCATTGCACCCGCACCAGTTGCGGTTGTCGCTCCCGAGCCGTTGCTGCTTGCCCCTAATGAAGTAGAGTAGGTGCTGATTGCTGTTGTGTTAATACCAATAGAGTTACTGCTAGAGCCATCAGCATCTGAATTATACCCCAATGCTAATCCGTAGTTTGTTGTAGCACTTGCAAGACGACCAATAGCAACAGAAAAGTTGCCAGATGCGCTAGCATTGAGACCTATTCCAAAAGCATTAAGGCCACTGGCAGTTGCACTGTCACCAATAGCTACAGCATTTTGACCTGTAGCACTTGGTTGGGCCGCTGGAGTAACTTCATTGGCGGAATAGAGCGGAGCACCACCGCCAGCATCAGCAAACGTCACAGCACCAGAACCATCGGTCGTTAGAACTTGGTTGGCTGTGCCGTCTGCGGTTGGCAGAGTGTATGTGCCGCTGATTTGAACAGTGTCGGTCGTACCACCAAGGGCAATTAGGTTAGCAGTCGTGCTTTCAGCACCGTTACCAATTGCAACGCTATTTGCTTCCGTGGCTTTAGATAATGGGCCTATAGCAATAGAGTTATCACCAATAGCACCATAAGTTGTGGATGTGCTTCCAATTATAGCAGAAAAACTTTCATT